GAGGTTATCAGTGTATGAAAACAGGATCGTTGGATCCTATTTATCATTCTGATACCAAATATCAGGAATGGTATACAAAATATGCTCTTTTAAAGAGACAATCGGCTTTTTTATCTAATCCTGATTTGCATAATATAAATCTATTTACATATGTAGATGAATTAAATGATTGTATCACTAAGGGTGGAGCTATTGCTAAATACTCTCGCCTTATGGCTGATTTTGAACGCACCGCTATACGTGGTGCTTTAAATGATCTTGAGATGATCAAAGCTACATTTATCACTAAACGTGCTGCACAAAAAGATCGTGCTGCACCTTTTTCACCTTTGATATGTGGTGGTTCTAGTGTTGCTAAAAGTGCGATGGTAAATATAATTTACACGCACTTAGGTAAAGTTTTTGATAATCCAATAATAGATGGTTCTAAATATACTCGTAATCCTAGTGAGACTCACTGGAATGGATTGACTTCTGCAGCATGGTGCATAGTAATTGATGATATTGCTTTTTTGCATCCTAATGCTGCTAATGGAGTAGATCCCACTATGTTGGAGGTTATAGCTATTAATAATAATATGGCTTTTGTGCCAGAACAAGCTGATTTACCTGATAAAGGTAAAATAGCTGTTCGCCCAGAATTATTCATAACTACAACCAATACAGAACATTTGAATGCCCATGCTTATTTTTCTTGTCCATTAGCCGTTCGTAGGAGATTTCCTTGGGTTATAGATATTGTCCCTAAAGATAAATATATTAGAGACGAGTGTATGATAGATGGATCAAAAATTCCTATTAGTGAGCCAGGTTGTTATCCAGATTTGTGGAATATAGAAGTTAAGCGGGTTGTACCTGCTAGTTCTGAACGACTTCGTGCCAATGCTAAATTGGTTAGTGAGCAATTATTTGATAATATCGATGATTTTCTGGCGTGGTTATCTGTTAAAGCTATAGAACATAGAGAACAACAGAAACGAGCTATGGCCAGTAACGATAGTAATAAGGAAATAGATATTTGTAAGACTTGCTTTCGAGCAGTTATCAAGTGTGTTTGTGATCAAGAATTACAATCTACAGATTTGATAACAGCTTGTGCTGTAGCTGGTCCTTTTATGACTTGTTGGTGTGCCTTTGTACTATTTTTATTAAAATGGTACGCGAAAAAGAGATTTTTATCTGTCTTTTTTGATTTTGTAGGTGGTCGTTATTTTACTCGATTTTTGTTATGGATGACTCCCAGTATTGTCCCTTTGCTTTTTAAGAATATGGGTCGTCGTGTACAAGAAAATATAGGAGTTGTGAAGGAATTTACTACTTTTATAAGCTGTGTAGCGATTGGTGGTTTTTTATCTCATTACTTACAAAAGTATTATTATGTTACTCCACTTAAAGAAGATTTAAAGACTGCTAAAGATGTCATTTGGAAGACTTATCAAGATGATTCTGTTTATGAAAAATTTATGGGAGATTCGCATGTACAAGCTAAAGTATTGGTTCCTGAGCGCTTATCTAGCACTCGCGGAACACGTCCCGAAGCTACTTGTGAAGAACGAAATAATGTTTGGTACAAAAATGATTTTTTAGTTACATCATTTGATGTATCTAAAACTTCTTTATCCCAAACTGGTTGTTCTACACAAGTAATTTGCGAACGATTATTGCGCAATTGTGTGCAATTTATTCCTCATTTTAAAGTGGGGGATTTAGATGTTACCAGACCAACTAAAGCTATTAACATTAGTGGAC